TTATCCGATAGGTATGGAAGTAGAGGATAATTCACTGCGTAGTAATTTTGAAGACGGCAGTATGCAATCACGGGTCAAATTTACACGCAGCAGGGCAAAATATACTTTGAAATGGAATTCTCTGCCGCAAGATGAATATGAGATTCTTTATGAGTTTATAACGAAAAAAGTCAAGTATTCGGCGCAGAGTTTTACCTGGACGAATCCTGCGACGAATAAAGAAATAGAGGTTCGGATAACCAATGTCAGTAATGTTGAACTCAGCACTTTAGATTATTGGACCATAACCTTAGAGCTGACGGAGGTGTGAGATGCTCAGTTTGTCAGCTATTGCTAAAGCAGAAAAAAATAAGCTGTCTACAGACAGCGCCTTTATCATACTTTTGGATATTTGCTTTGAAGAACCGATACGCATTTGTTATAACATCGAGGACGTAATTTGGAATGGTAATTTGTATCAGGCTTTTCCGTTCTCGTTAGGTGAAGTAGGCGAAGACAGTACCGGCAGCGATCCAAACTTGGAGATTCAGGTAGATAATGTATCCCAGGCTTTGCAGTATTATGTCGAAGAAGCTGGTGGCGGAAATAATACGGAAGTCATTGTACGCGTGGTAAACAGTAAAGCATTGGACGAGGCTACAGCGGAAGTAGAAGAACACTATGTAGTTCAGAAATGCACTGTCAATCAGCAGTACATAACATTTACATTAGGCAGCGGCTACAGTTCCAAAACACGTCGTCCTTTAAACAGGTATATGAAAAATAACTGTCCCTTTAAATATAAGGGGCTTCGTTGTGGAGCGACAAGCGAACTGAAAACATGTAACCATACTCTGCAGGACTGCCGGGAGCGCAACAACAGCCAACGTTTTGGCGGCTTCCCGGGTATTGACCAGAAAGGGGTGTACATCAATGGATAAAACAATAAATTACGCCGATCTAATTGGGGTACAGTTTAAAAATCGAGGCAGGGACATAACAAGCGGCGTAGATTGTTATGGTTTGGTAATGGAAGTATATCGGCGGTTCGGAATAGACTTGCCAGAGTTCACGGCTGATTTTGACGACGTGGAGAAAATAAATTCCTTAATTTGTACAGAGGCTGTCAAAACAAGCGTATGGCGTGAAGTAAGTAAAGGTGAAATATCAGCTCCTTGTGTTATCGCTATTCGTTTTGGCGCGCCGCCTGGAATCGTCAATCATACAGGATGTTATATCGGTAACGGCAAATTTATCCATATCAGGGAAAATATAGGTGTATGTATAGATCACATTGAATCTCCGGCATGGCGTAAAGTGATTGTCGGGTTTTATGAATATATAGGAGATCGTAATGGTAAGGCTGGTAATCGTTAAAAATCCTTTCGCTCCTGCAGAGGGCAGAATAGTAAAGCTAATAGAATGTGAAGGTACTTCTATAGAAGAGCTTTTAAAGCAGTACGCTATAGAAGGTGTGGAACTGCAGGCAACGATAAATGGTTATATGGTAGAGGGGAGAACGAAAGTTCGCTCTGGTGATTTTGTCGTATTATTCCCTGTAATAGCTAAAGGCGGCGGTAAAGTTTTAGGCGTTATAGCTGCTGTTGCCCTGTCTGTTGTATCATTTGGTGTTGGTGGATTAGTAAGTGGTGTTGGTTGGTCTGCTCTCGGGGCAACTGCAGGTTGGACGACAATCGGCTATTTGTCAGCAGCAGCGGTAATGTTCATAGGTTCTTCGCTTATAGGAAGAACCTTTTATGGTACTTCTGACCTGGGAGCATATGGCAGCTATGAAAATAACCCGACGTATTCGTGGAGCGACGTTCAAACGATGGAAGGGCAGAATAATGCCATAGCAATCACCTACGGCACAGTAAAAAGTGCTGGTCAGACAATATCAAAATTTGTGAGCATAGCAAGCGATAAGGAATATCTTAACTGGCTTATTGCTGCAGGTGAAGGCCCGCTCACTATCTCTAATGTTTTAGTAAATGATAATCCGGTAGAGTATTACGAAGGAATGACTTTAGAGACCAGAGAGGGCGTAAATAATCAGCCGATAATCAGTAACTTTAACGATACCTACTTTACAAAATCACTCGGCTATCAACTTTTGGAAACAGAGCGAATTGATTCCGCTCAGGGGAATGCTACGGAAGGCATTATTGCAAAAGTTGAGTTTTCGAGCGGTTTATACTATGCAGAAGATAATGGTTCGTTGGGTAATGCGTGGGTAGAACTGCAGGGTCTTTACAGAAAGAAAGGGGAAACAGACTGGACGCAGTTTATCGGTGAAAGGGTCAACGGCAGCCAGTCTTCGGCGATCAGGCGAGAATGGCGGGTAGACAATCTGCCTTCCGGTGAATATGAAGTCAAAATGAAGGTGATTGCTCGGAGCCATGAGGTTACGAACAGCCGTGCTTCCGTAAGGTGTTATTGGAGCAGTGTGACATCCATAGTCTACGATGATTTTTCTTATCCCAATATAGCCCTTGTCGGAATAAAAGCCCTGGCAACTGACCAGATCAGCGGCAGTCCGACGGTAAGCTTCTTAAAAACCCGTGAGTATGTATTGGTATGGAATCCGTATACCGAGATATACGAACAAAAAGCTTCTGATAATCCGGCGTGGGCATGTTATGACATGATCCATATGGCAAGCCAGCTTTATAACGTGAATACATTGCTTTTTGAATATGAGGTAAGAGGCGTAAAGAAAGAGCTCATGCTGTATGACCAGTTTAAGGAATGGGCTGATTTCTGCGACAGCAAAAACTTCAAAATCAACATCGAAATCAACCAGGCTGGTGATATGCTGGAAGTTATCAATCAGAAAATCGCAAATGTCGGCCGTGGCATGGTAGTGCGCTTTGGCACCCGATACGGGTGTGTATGGGATTGCGTAAAACAGCCGGTACAGATGTTTGGAATGGGCAATATTATAAGCGGCAGCTTTCAGGAAGAATTTTTGCAGACCTCAGATCGTGCTAACCTTGTAGAAGTAACCTATACCGATGCGGCAAGCGACTATTCCCGGCAGACGGTTTGTATCTACAGCGATACGTATGATAAGGAGGAAGAAGAAAAGGCGGCGCAAATCACCTATGATGGAATAACGAGTTACGAACAGGCGTACAGGGAAGGTGTATATCAGCTTTATTGCAATAAATATCAGTTAAGGACGATAAGCTTTCAGGCGAATGTTGACGCAATAGCCTGTACGCTGGGGGACGTTATCCTGGTCGCACATGATGTTCCAAAATGGGCGAAAAGCGGGCGTATTTATGCGATAAGCGGAAGATCGCTGTTACTGCCGGTAGAACTCGATAGTACAGAAGGTTCATATCGGATCATGTACCGAACCGTCAATGATAACCTTTATTCAAGTGCCGTGGAGATCGAAAGAAATGAGAATGGCTGGTGCCAGGTGTATGTACTGACACCGTTTGCGGAAGATGATCCGCCTCAGGTCGATGATATTTTTGACCTTGCGCTGGCGAATGTGGGAAGTAAGCCGTTTGTCGTTAAGTCGATAACCAGAGAGCTGGATTTCACAAGAAAGATAGAGTGCATCGAGTATAATGAGAATCTTTATAACGAAGATTATGAGATCCCTCCTATCCAGTATGCGACACCGAGCCAAACAGCCCAAAACGTTACAGGGCTGAATGCTTCGCAGATAACGTATGTTACAGAAGACGGGCGGCGGGTATCAAGGCTGTATGCCTCTTGGAACATACCCAGTAACGGCGGCAGGTTTACGGTGCTGATATCTTCTGATGGCGGTAATACTTACAATGTTTTACAGTCACAAATCAGTGCTTCACAAATCGAAACTGATATGACAGCTAATACCGAATACTGGCTCAAAGTTGTTACGGTACTGGGAATAACAAAATCCAGCGGCGTTATTTACGGTCCGATCCCGATAGGGGAAGATAAAAAGCCTCCGGATGTAATCAGCCTAGATACCGAGGTACTGGCCAACGGGACCAGGCGTTATAATTGGAGTTTTGAATATCCTGAGCCTAACGATATTGCAGGATTTAAGTTTAAGTACATTCAGGGTACTACGCCGAACTGGGAAAATGGTTATTTAGTCCAGGAAGGGTTAGTTGTAACTCAGCCTTACGAAACATCTACAGTAAGACAGGGCGAACATACCATAATGATAAAGGCAGTAGATAATGCCGGACAGGAAAGTAAAAATTACGCTGCCTGCGTTGTAGATTTTGGTGAGCCGTTAGAAGAAAACGTTCTTTATACCAAAGATTTTTCGGAAAATAACTGGGGCGAGATAGAAACTGACGGCAGCATAGCAGAAGACGGAACGATTCATTCTAATCAGACCAGCGCCTATTGGAAAAGTAAAACAAATCATTTCTGGCAGGGTAAAAACGTAAATCATTGGGACGGAACATTTTCGTCATTCTATCTTGCGACATCCTTTACGGCGCCAGCCAGCGGCAATTTTTGGTTGAAGTATGATATCCGTGGCTATTCTAATTTAATGTACAAAATCAGGGGAAAAGATAATCTGTACAAACAGTATTCGACAAAAGTAAAAGTTTCAGGCGGGGATGTAATAGACATTCGCTTTGAAACACCGGAAAGCGGGTCAGCAACAGTATTGTATAAGTTGCTGGCAATAATAGATGTTCCTGACCAGCAGGAGCATTTTGAGAATCTTGTTATTCCGGAAGACGGTTTGACATTGCCGATAAAAACGCCGAATTACTACACGACTAGCGTCAGGATAGACAGTGTGCAGGTTGTGGATGGAAAGGGGATTTTCCCGCAGATCGTATCAAAAACGCCGTGCGTAATAAAAATTATCGACAGTACGGGTGCAGCGGTAGCAACTACCGCAGATATCACATGGCAGGGCTTTATAAAAGAGACTGCAGAGGAAAGGAGAGCACAAAAAAATGAGCTTACCTAAGTGTTTGGATTTTTCTAATTACAACAGATACCCATCAGATGAAAACCCTACTACAGATGATGATATACAGACGTTTCTTGAAAATCAGAACCAGCTGATGCAGGTTTTGGTAAGTAGGCTTTGGCAGCCGGAAACACAGCTGGTAGTAGGCCAGGTAATTTATTCACCGTCTATGAAATCCGGTCTTGTAGCGGTAGTAGTAACGGCGGGGAAAACAGGGACGAGTGAGCCGACTTGGGGAACAGATGGAAGTTCTGTAACTGACAGCGGCGCCAGTTATGTTATGCGAAAAAGTGTGATAGCCCCGGCGACTAATGAACAGGCTGAGGCAGGCGAGAGCACTGAAACTTATATAACCCCTGCGAGTATGAAAACCGCTGTTACCGATTGGGCCCCCGTCTATAACAGTGCCGGGCATGTTGTTTTAAAAGACGGTTCGGAATTTTGGATAGAGTAAGGAGAAGCCGCTATGTTTAGGATATTTAAGAATAAAATTTTTCTAACACGAGGAGACAGCGCGATCTTTACTTTGACTATAACCGATGCCAATGGTGATGAATATACACCGGCAGAAGGTGACGAGATCACTTTTACAGTAAAGGCTAATACCGAAACGAGGGATATCCTGATACAGAAGGATGCAAGTTCAGGGAAAATTGAAATACAGCCGGAAGATACAGAAAACCTGGAATATGGGAATTATGTATATGATGTGCAGCTGAAAAAATCTGACGGGTATGTAGATACGATAATAACACCACATGAATTCAGACTTGAAGAAGAGGTGACGTTTTAATGAATCTACAGGGTACTTTACAAGGGGCAAGTTCTGCAAAGGGAAAAATAAGTATACCTTCTGTCCGGGATGGAAGCAGTATAAAGCAATATTCTTCTGTATATGAGTTTCCAAACCGCGGCAGCGTTTCAGCGCTGTATATAGACATAAACAGTAATGCCTGTTACCGCTGGGACGAAGAAAACAGTAAGTATTTTTGTGTAGGCAGAGACTACACTGAAATAAAAATTATAAGTGGAGGCGAAGCATAATGGCGCAAACATTAAAAGTCGAAACTCTGCAAATGAGAAATGACACGGCGGCAAATTGGAACAGTAAGAATCCAGTATTAGCCAAAGGTGAAATGGGCGTAGAGATCGACACTAAAAAATTTAAGTTTGGTGATGGTATAACAAAGTGGCAGGAGCTGAGTTACGCCAGCAGTAATGAATATGATCTTCCTACTGCTACGACAAGTACCTTAGGCGGCGTAAAATCTCAGGCTGCCGGAACAGATAAAGTCGTTGTTGCTTCTGACGGTACGATGTCAGTAAGTGAGGTAACTGCAGCAACGAAGTTGAAAACGGCCAGAAGTATAACGCTTTCCGGTGATGTTAGCGGTTCTGCTTCTTTTGACGGCAGTGCAGCCGTTGCCATACAGGCAAATTTGGGAAACAGCGGTGTTACTGCAGGTACATATACCAAAGTTACGGTTGATGCCAAAGGACGGGTAACAACGGCAACCAATCTTTCTGAAAGCGATATTCCGAATCTGTCTACGAGTAAAATAACCGGGATCGGCACAGCGGCAACTAAAAATGTTGGTTCAGCTGCAGGTAATGTGCCGATGCTGAATGAGAGCGGCAAACTTGATGAATCTATTCTTCCTGCCCTTGCAATTACTGAGCCGCATGTAGTAGACAATGAGGAAGAAATGCTGGCGCTTGAAGCCCAAACGGGTGATGTCGCAGTTAGAACAGACGGAGCTGGAAGCTTTATCTTAAAGCAGTCTCCGGCAAGTGTCTTAGATAACTGGATACAGTTAAGAGGCGCAACAGCAGCAGTATTATCTGTCAACGGAAAAACAGGCGCGGTAACGCTTACTACGAGCGATATCGCCGAGGGAAGCAAATTATATTACACAGATAAACGGGCGACGGCAAACTTTAATACCAACATTGCAAAGACTAAGGTTGAAAGCTTGTCTGACGGTGCATCCTATGTGAAGAATTCTGATACGTTTATACTAAACTGCGGTAATGCATGAGGTGTGAAGAATGGCTAAAGTAACATTGAATATCGAATCTTTGTCATGCAGAAATGATACGGCGGCAAATTGGCAAGCTAAAAACCCGACTTTAGCAAAAGGTGAAATAGGGTTAGAAACAGATACATTCAAAATGAAATTCGGCAATGGTGCTACTGACTGGAACTCTCTGAGCTATATAAATGCAGGTGTTTTTAATTCTTCTGGGCACTTAGTATTTCCTGACGGTTCAGAGCTTTATGTAGAGTGAGGTGTGAACATGGCGACTTTAAGCAAAAAGCTGTACATAAAGAAAAATGGAGAAGCGGCAGTTTCATGTGATATTTATTCAACGGAAGCCGAAGCGGGAAGCCCTAACCTAAAGCTGAAAGTTGATGGTAATACATGTTTTGTTGCTTTGCGTACCGTTGGCGCTGCCGGTACTACTGCAGGAAGGATATACAGGAAATCCGACGGTAAGACTTACGCTATTGCCATAAGCGGTTATCTGACAATAAGTATCGTACAATCCGCCCACCAAACGATAACGGTAACGGCGAACGGAAATAAATATACCAGTTCGGTCACTTTGCCCTATGGTACGGAATATACAGTTTCTATTGCTGCGGATACCGGTTACAATGCCGGCACGTTATCGACTACAGGCGGGACGTTGACTGGCAATATTACGGTGAGTGCTACGGCGGCGACTATAAAGACCTTCAAGGTTACAGTAGTTCAGCCTGCTCATGGCGTGATAACGATAAACGGAAATGGCGGTACAACGTTTACATTCAATTATGGAGCAGCTATTACTTTACTGTGTACGCCAAACAGCGGATATAAATTTACGCAATGGCAAATCACGGGTACTTATTCAATGTATACGGCCGAGGACGGCAGAATGGCAGCTGTATTCGAGAGTGACGCAAAAATCGGCGTGATAATGGAGGAAGAAAATGATTAACTGGTTGATAAAATTACTTGGCGGCGTACCTAAAAGCAAGTACGAAATGCTGGAAAACGAGAACGATTCGCTTAAAAACGAGAACGATTCATTAAAAATGACTATGGCAGAATATGCTAAAGTAACATTTCCTGATTCCGGGGAATATAACTTTAGTGTGAATGGCCAATGTCCTTATGCAATTTTAGTGAAGAAAGGCACTTCTTTACTGATTACCGGTTACAAAGGCGAAGAAAAACTGGAAAAGATTTATTGTCAGGAGGGTTAAAAATGGAAAACAAAGATATTATTGCAGTGAATAGCGTTGGAGATAGTGAAAACCAATGTGTTGCTGGGGGGGACATCAACGCTCGCCTTTACAGACTTATTCTGAAATTGATCTGACTCAAAACCCTATTAAAGTAATAGTCACGGGGGATATTACGGTTAGTGCAGAGTTGGATGGAATAGGTTTGACGATTGGTGAATATACTTACGGTGGAAATCAATGGGAATATGGATATAGTAGTGCTGAATTTGCTGATGGCAAAGTATATGGAAGTATTGAGCCAAATATATTTAAAGGCAGTAAGATTACATCGTTAGCTGTTGGTCAGAGTGTAGATCCTAGTAGTCAAATGATATTACTACATATATTATGGATATCATTTTCTATTGGATTAAGTCAATCTACAATAAAACTTACTATTAATAATTCTACTTATACACTGAACCCAGTAGAAGGGAATACATATTATTATATTGAACTTCCAACGAATGATTCTTCGCTAATATTGTGGATGCAATCACAAGTAGGGAAAACGATACCTGTAATTATTCAATAAAACTGCAAAAATGTAATATTTCTCTGTGAAGAAACGGAGGAATATAAAATGGATTTAACAAGTAACCCAATGAATGTAATAGTAACTGGTAATGTAAGTATCGGTGCAGAATTAGAAGTTATTGTGCCTACAAAAGAAACTTTCTTGATCAACAAAAATATTGAAGCAAATGACATCTTGTATGAGGAAGTATCAATAACTATTCCTGATGGAGTTACTGTATTATATATTTCCAGTCATGCAGAATCTAGCGAGGGTTATGATGATTACGTTACTGTAGAAATAATAAACCTTTCTAATCAAAAAGAGTGGCGTTATAGATCAGAGGGTTTTAATTTCTATGATCAATGGTATGTCGGAGTAACACCAAACAAAACTTATAAATTATCGTTATACGTAGGCGCAGAATATAATTTGGATGGAGGGTATTTAAAGATTTCTTATTCTCAATCAATTAATCAAAAAACACCGAATGTTACAGATTACTAAAAGTTTGGGAGCATAAAAATAACCCCTACATTGTATTAGTGTAGGGGAAGAAATTTAGCTTTCGTAGTTCGCCAACATTGTACCGCAAAGTTTACAAAAGTCAAATTAATTCAGAAAGGGTGGAGCATCTTGGAGTATATACAAACTCATATAGGTACAACAGTAAGCCTGCTGCTGCAGAGCGGATTACTGGGTATTTTATGGAAAATGTATGCTAAATACCGGGCAGAGATCGAGGAAAGGAACAAGCAGGAAGTAGCACGAGACGATGCTATAAGAAGTTTGCTCCGAACTGAGATCATAAGTATCTATCATAAATCAGAGGAGAAAAGATTTATACCTATCTACAATATGGAAAACATAATGGACATGTATAGGAGTTATAAAGCTCTTGGCGGTAATGGCGCAATTACCGAAATTTACAACAAGGTCCTGCAGTTACCTCAGAATCCTCCGGACGTGGAAAACAGGGGGTGCAATAAGTGTTCGTAAAAATAAAAGGCTGGCTGGAAAAAGGTATGTCAAAATTGCCGGATATAGCGATATCCAGCGGTAATATGTGGCCAATCTATGCAGCGCTGTATCTGCTTTTCGGAACGATATTGCTATACATTGGAACCTGGGTATATTTCACATTCTGGCTGAATAAGGCAGGGCTGCCGGAGCTAAAGGATATAATACTGGTTATATGCGGAGCTCCACTTCTGGGAAGCCTGCTGGCATTAAGCCGTAGGCTTGTAGACCGTAATGGGAATGGCATATCTGACGAAGACGAAAAACAACCCGAAAGAAGACCGCATAATGATTTTAACGGTAGATGAAGCAGTTCAGGTATTAAAGGCTATGCGTAACTGTTTAGACCCTTTACGAATAAAATTTGGCGGTGATTGGCGCAAGGATGAAGCGCTGAAAATGGCTATAGAAAGAATGGAGGTAGAAGAAAATGCAATTACAGTACATAAGATCAAAACAGAGACTATACACAATGGATGATTTAGGCCAGGTAATAAAAGATTATGAATGCCGCAGCGCTATTGTTCCTGGCTATAATGGTGCTGGGCAGGAGAGAGAATCCCTGCCTAATGGAAACTATACGGTAAGCGCAGATTACCCGGGGATGGATTTAGCGGCAGAACAGGGTGCAGCATATGGAACTTTTTATATCCATACCGGTGATTCCAGATATCGTGATATACATGGTGGCGGCAGCGGCCTTGCTGACCCGTTTGCTCCGTATCAGGGCTGGGTTCCCACATATGGATGCCTGAGGATGCAAAACGCAGACGGTGAAGAAGTATCAAGATGGATACTGGATAACGGAAACAGTATGTTATTAGAAGTTGTTGATTAAGGAGGAGTTTTATCATGGAATGGCTATTAGAACAAATCGGCAGATTAACAAATTTTCTCAGCAGTGCTTCGGAAGATATTGAGGATTTCACTGTAAACGTTCAGAACCGTATTGAAAAATACCGTAATAAACAATGCGGGAAAGCGTGTATTTTTGGAATCGTAGTTGGAGCTGTGGCGCTTCTTGTTTTGCAGGCGGGGTTTTTTTTTAATATATTTTTTTATACAGACGG